GTGTGGTCATTTCAATGACTGGCAATTGCATCTAGAGGGCGCACTTGCGGAATGGGCGGTCGCGAAGTTTCTTGGGGTATACCCATCCGGCTTTGAGTTTGGGAACGGCGATCTTGGCTGTTATGAGGTCAGGTCATCGCCCAACGATAAAACTCTGATGTACATGAAAGACACAGACAAAGACGATCACATTTATATCCGCGTGACCGGGGTTAATGGCGACTATCAAATTCATGGTTGGGTTATGGGTAAGCACGGAAAACAGTTCCCAAAAGAGGATAGATATAAAAACGGCAGACCGGCTATTTGGGTGCCATACGATGCTCTTAAACCAATGAGCCAACTTCCCAAAAAGGGAAGGGCTCAATGAGCAATTACCGGGTTGATCGAAACTTTCCCCCAGAACCGCCTTGCGAAAGATGTTTCTACAAAAACGACTGCATCATTGAGTGCCAAAGTTTCACCAGTTACGTCTATTGGGGAAGGGCAACCGACCCACCCAGGTTAGCAGATGAAAACAAAGATAGTCGCAGCCGATAGCCTAATCCCCTATATCCGAAACCCGCGCAAAAACAGCGCGGCGGTGGATAAGGTGGCCGCGAGCATTAAGGAGTATGGGTGGCAACAACCGATCGTCGTGGACAAAGAGAACGTGATTATTGCAGGGCATACCAGGCTATTGGCCGCGCAAAAGTTAGGTATGAACAAAGTGCCGGTGCACGTTGCCGATCTATCCGATGCCCAGGCTAAAGCGTACCGCTTGGCTGATAACCGTATCTCTGAGGACGCGGATTGGGATATTGATCTGTTAGGGCTTGAGATTCGCGAGTTAGACGATCTTGGCTTTGATTTAGACCTCACCGGGTTTGATAACACGGAACTGTCGGCGTTGGTGGGAAGCGTTGAAGAACTGGAAGGGATGCCCATGTTGGCTGATGGCGATAAGGGTTGCCTGCAACAAATAACTTTTACTTTGCACGATGACCAAGCGGAAACCATCAAGGAGGCGTTGGCAGAAGCCAAAAAAATGGGGCCGTTTGTCGATACCGGCAACGAAAACAGCAACGGCAACGCTATAGCGCACATTGCGTCGGCATTTTTAGGCGCGGCAGTGTAATGGCATCAGCAAAAGATATGCGCGTTGCGCCAATAAACGCATCTGACGCCAACAGTTTTGTGCGCTTGCACCACTACAGCGGCAAGGTGGCCCCAAACAGTCAATTGCATTTGGGCGTTTTTTGGGATGGGCGTTTAGAGGGCGTTATGCAGTTTGGCCCAGGCATTAACAAAAAAGGCACAATGAAAATTGTTGACGGTACAACGTGGAACGGTTTTATAGAACTTAACCGGATGGTGTTTACGGACGCGCTACCGCGTAACAGCGAAAGCCGCGCTATTGGCGTCGCTATGCGTATCTTGCGAAAGTCTTACCCGCATATTGAATGGGTGGTTAGTTTTGCCGACGGTACGCAATGCGGGGATGGCACTATTTACCGGGCGAGTGGGTTTGTGCTTACCGATATTAGGGTAAATGACGCGTTGCGCGTAAACCCAGAAACCGGGGAACAGGTGCACATAATACAAGCGCATCACCTAAAAATTAGCGAAGCGTTTAGGAAATGGAAACCGTTGGAGGGTTATCAGTTGAGGTATGTGTATTTTTTAAAACCGGACGCTAGAGATAGGTTAGCCGTTCCGGTAATCCCTTTTAAAAAAATCTCTGAAACTGGCGCGGCAATGTACCGCGGCAAACGTATGCGTGCGAAGCAGGCGATGGCCGATTCCCTCGGTACAGCGGTGGCGCGACACCAACCCGCACGCTCCAATTTTGCGCTATGAATGAACCTAAAAAGAAGGTCGGCAGACCCCAGGCCGAGATTGATCTGGAACAGGTCGAGCGGCTTGCCGCTATTGACTGCACGGAGCCTGAGATAGCCGCGGTGCTTGGTATTGATTACGCCACCTGGAAGCGGCACAAGAAACGCAACCCAGACATTAAAGACACGGTAGATCGAGGCAAAGAAAACGGTAAAGCATCGTTGCGCCGGTTGCAGTGGAAGACGGCAAGCGAGGGTAACCCCACGATGCAAATCTGGCTCGGCAAGCAACGCCTCGGACAACAGGACAAGAAGCACATCGAGCAACAACAACTGGAGCCTCTGGTCATTGTCACAGATAAATCTGACACAAGCGCAGACGAAGGTCTTTCTCAATCAGGAGCGGTTTCGGGTTCTGGTAGCGGGGAGACGGTTCGGAAAGACGTACCTCGCACTCACTGAACTACTCCATGCCTCGATATCAAAGCCGCAGTCGATTAATTGGTACGTTGCGCCGACTTACCGCCAAGCGAAACAAATCGCCTGGAAAAACCTCAAGCAAATGATGCCGCCGTCACAGATCGCCGCCACTAACGAAACGGATTTGAGCGTGGAGTTAAACAATGGAACCGTCGCCGCGCTTCGTGGTGCTGACAATTACGATGCTTTGCGTGGCGTCGGCCTCGATTTTGTGGTTATGGACGAGTTTGCCGATATGCACGCCGATGCCTGGTTTGAGGTCTTACGACCAATGCTTGCAGACAAACAAGGTCGTGCACTCTGGATTGGTACACCGAAGGGTTACAACCACTTCCACGACCTCTATCGCTACGCCCAAGACACACCCGAGTGGGGCGCGTGGCAGTTCACGACAGCGGATGGAACGCGGGTCGCGGAGGACGAGATAGCGGCGGCACGCCGGGACATGGGTGAGCGTGAGTTTCGCCAAGAGTTTATGGCGACCTTTGAAGCGTTAGCAGGCCGCGTCTACAGTAACTTTGACCGCGATGAGAACGTGCGCGACCTTCAAGAGAACGGCGGCACGCTGTACATCGGCATGGATTTTAACGTCGATCCTATGACCGCGGTGATTGCCGTCAAAGCCGCCGACCAGTTGCACATCATTGACGAGATCGAGATGGGCGACAGCAACACAGAACTTATGGCGGGTGAGATTAAACGCCGCTTTAAGCAACGCGACATCGTGGTCTACCCCGATCCATCAGGCCGTGCACGCAAGACGAGCGCACCTGTTGGACGCACTGACTTTGCGATATTATCCAACGCCGGTTTCGATGTCCGCGCCCCACGGCACGCGGCCCCGGTGGTTGATCGTATCAATACCGTTCAGGCCGCATTGAAGTCCGCAGAAGGCACCCAACGACTGTTCTTTGATCGACGCTGTAAGAACATAATCCGCGCCCTCGATGGGCTGACCTATATCAACAATCAACCGGACAAGTCTGGTGGGTTGGATCACATCACTGACGCGCTTGGCTACCTCGTAATGGGCGAGTTGCCGTTGCGCCGACATATTGAACCACGACAACCAACACGGTGGAGTTAATGGCTAACGAGACAATAACGCAAACCGGTGCTACCTACGACCTTCATTCCCTAAGATGGGAGTTTCTGTTGCGCTCCTACTTAGGAGGCGATAATTATCGCAGGGGTCAATACCTAACGAAATACAAACTTGAGTCAGAACAGGACTATGAAGAGCGACTCGCGCAGACTCCGCTAGATAATCAATGTAAGAACGTCGTTCATATCTACTCGTCGTTTATCTGGCGCGATCACCCGACGCGGGAGTTTGGCGGCATAGAAAACGACCCGGCCCTTGAGCCTTTCCTGATGGATGCCGACCACGACGGGCGTTCTTTCAATATGGTTATGCGGGAATCAACGGTGTGGTCTAGCGTCTACGGGCACTGTTGGCTGCTGTTAGATAAGCCAAGCATCGAGGCCGCGACCCGCGCGGAAGAACTGGCGGCAGATATCCGGCCTTACATCACTCTGATCACTCCTGAGAATGTGTTCGATTGGCGTTATGAGCGCACGCCTTCCGGCGCTTACAAACTGGTGTACCTCAAAGTGCGTGAGATGTTTGAGCATCCGTTGAGAAGCAATACAGACATCCTTAAACGACGCTTTCGCATCTGGACGCCTGACACAATTGAGTTATGGGAAGCGGAGACGGAAAAAGAACCGCTATTGGTTGAGCGCATGGATAACCCGATCGGCTTGATTCCCGCCGTCTGTGTTTACGCCCAACGCTCACCAATCAGGGGCGTAGGCATACCCGACATTGCAGACGTGGCTGATATACAGCGCGCGATCTATAACGAGTTGAGCGAGATCGAGCAGTTAATACGCATTGCTAACCACCCATCGCTCGCTAAGACAGACGCAACAGAAGCGAGCGCAGGGGCCGGTAGCGTCATCCAAATGCCTGATGACCTCGACCCCGGTTTAACGCCCTTCCTGCTGCAACCTAATAGCAGTAACCTTGAAGGCATCCGCGCAAGCATTGAGGACAAGATTAAAGCCGTCGACCGCACCACGCACTTAGGCGCGGTGAGGGCTACAGAGAAACAGGCCAAGAGCGGGATTGCGTTGCAGACAGAATTTCAGATGCTGAACAGCAAACTTAGTGAGAAAGCCGACCTCTTAGAACTGGCTGAAGAGCAACTGTGGACAATCTGGTGCATGTGGCAGGGCCGAGAGTGGGATGGGCGCATCGATTACGCCGACTCTTTTGATCTGCGCGATTACCAGTCTGATTTGGAATTTTTGCAAATGGCAAGGGCGAGCGGCCTGCAAAGCGGCACGTTTCAACGCGCTATTGACCGGCAGATTGCGGCTTTGGTGGTTGAGGACGATGAACTGCCGCAGGCTTACGACGAGATTGCCAATCAGCGCATAGTCGGCCAGTTCACCACGGAGTTGCCTGTTGGCGACGCCTAGCCCTGCCGAAATCAAGCGTCTGCAAGACGCGCATGAGCGGCTGATCGAGCGGCTTGATGCCACGCATGGGCGCAGGCTTGAGGGCGTGTTGGAAAGCCTCGAGGCAGAGATCGAGCGGTTGGTGGGCGAGGGCAAGATAACCCCGACAGAGGCCATCAATAAGCGCGTGACCATCGAGGCCGCTATCCGCGGCACGTTCCTAACCTGGGCCGATGAAAGCGTGCGCGACTACGACAACGTGGCCGCGGGTGTGGTGGCGATGATGCAGAAGTTGGGGTCTATCGAGGGCTTTGTTGCCGCCGATGCCGCGACCGTCAATCAGTTAAAGCGCATCGCCTTTGCCGGGTACGAGGACATTGCCGCCAGGTTTGTGGATACGCTTGCAAATGGCCTGTACCAAAACACCCTTGCGGGGCGACCCGCACGGGAGACCGTGCGCGAGATGCGGCAAGCCATCAATGGCGTCTTTGCCAAAAGCGACGATGCGGCGGCGATGGCACTGGTGGAGTTCGTCATGGAGTTTCGCGATGACGCAAGCCGCGCTGACGAGGTGGCTGATGCGGTGGAGCAGTTACACACGACATACGCCCGTGACCGATTAGGAAATAATCTGCGCCGTTATGCTTACCAACAGGTGCACGATGGCCTGATGCAGTTCAACGGCTCGTTTACTCAAGCCAAAGCACAAGAGGCAGGGCTAACGCATTACGAATATTTTGGTTCCCTGGTGCGTGATTCGCGACAACATTGCAAAGACCACATCGGCCAAGTATTGAGTACTGATGAAATTAGACAGATATGGGCTAACGAAAGTTGGCAAGGCAAAGCCCCCGGCGATCCTTTTGTGGTTCGCGGTGGCTATAACTGCCGTCATCACTTTATGCCGGTCGACCCCGACTGGTACGGTGATGAGGCGCAACCCGGTGGCTAAACATGGCAGAAGATTCAATCGAGCAAAACGACACGCAGACCGAACCAAGTACACCCGAAAGCGCAAGCACCGAACCCGCGAAGGTGTTCTCCCAGGATGACGTGGATGCACTGATAAAAAAGCGTCTAGATAAGCGCAATCGTGAGATTGACCGAAAGTTTGATGGCGTCAACCCTGACGAGTATCGCGCTTGGAAACAGGAACGTGAGAACGCAGAGATGGAGCGCCAAAAAGAGCGCGGGGAGTTTGAAAACATACTGAAACAGATCAAAGAAACTAACGGAAAAACTGTAAAAGCCCTTCAAGATGAACTGCGCCGGGTAAAGGTAGACGGCGCGTTGCTGTCTGCTGCAAGCCGCGGTAAAGCGATCAATGCGGAACAAGTAACTAATCTATTGCGTTCTAATGTCAGCATGACCGATGACGGCTCCGTGGAGATCGTAGATAGCAACGGCACGGCCCGGTACGACGAGCAGGGATCGCCTATGACTCCTGACGCTTTGGTCGATGAGTTTCTATCTGGCAACCCGCATTTTGTGGCGGCAACCCCCGCGGGTACGGGTTCTCAATCCTCGATTGGCGGCGGCATTTCACAAGACAGCATAGAAAATATGGATCAAAACCAATTTGTCGAGTTGATGAAAACACCGGCAGGCAGGCAACGATATGCCGAATATCGCAAAACTAAATCACGCAACAAAGGGTACATTAAGATGGCTTGACATAGCCCTGAGAGGGCGTAGAATGGCCTGTACTGAGTTTTTATACAGTACCTCTAGACCGGGCTAGAAAACCTTCCCGGGGCCGTCAGACCGCACTGACGTTAATTTAGCGGGGTGGTTGGCACCGTGGCCGACCTTTGCAAGCACGGGTTTTATTAACCGTAATTGCATTGGAGGCCGTTAATGGCAACTAGCACCACCAGCACTCTTGACGATCTGTTTGTTGCAATCGTCCGTGAGGCAATCTTCACCGCACAAGAAACCAGCCTTGTGCGTAATCTCGTCACGACCTACGACCTTTCAGGCGAAGGTAAGACGATTCAAGTTCCAATTTACCCAGAAGTTTCAGCCGCCGCTCTGACCGAGGGCGCGGATATGTCCTCGACCACGGTTTCGACCTCAAGCGTCACCATTACCGCCGCGGAAGTTGGCGTGCAGGCCGTTCTTTCCGATCTGGCCGCTCGATCCTCCGCGCGTGACATTGCCGCCGACCTGGGTAAGGTCTTGGGCGAAGCCGTCGCCAAGAAGATGGACGAAGACCTGATAGCGCTGTTTGACGGCTTTTCTACGTCTATCGGAGCCGCCGGTACAGAACTGACCGCGCCTTTTATCTTTAACGCCGCCGCGCGTCTGGACGCTGTTAATGCACCCGGCCCCAAGTACGCGGTGATTCATCCGTATCAGGCTTATAACTTGAAGGCAGGGCTGACCAACACGTTTGCCAACCCCAACGGTGGTGATCTGCAAAACGAAGCCATGCGTAACGGTTACGTGGGAACGCTTGGCGGTGTAGACATTTTTGAGTCTGCAAACATCTCCATTGATGGCAGTGATGACTCTAAGGGCGCAGTGTTCGTTCCTAGCGCTCTCGGCCTCGCCGTGTGTTGGGACATCAACATCGAGCCACAGCGCGACGCTTCTATCCGAGGCTTCGAACTGAACGCTACCGCTTGCTACGGTGTTGGGGAACTTAAAGACAACTACGGCATCGAGATGCTGTTTGACGCCGCCCTCTAATTCCTAATCGGGGGGTGCGGGTTACACCGCGCCTCCCCCCTCTGGGGGTTACAAGATGGCAATGAGTGCTGACAGTGATCTCACGGCGTTACAGCCGGACATCCTCACTTACGGTATCAGCGCGTTTACAGCGGAACACGCTAAAGCGCAGGCAGACATTGAGCGCGAACTGCGAATTCACTGGTGGCCGTTTCGCAACATTAGCGGCGAAATGAAAGCGTCTTTGTTGACGGAATCTCAGTTTACTCGGTGCGCGGCATACCGCGTCCTCGGCTACTACGCCTTGCCAAAACTCACTAAATGGGAAGTCGCAGGCTCAGAGGATCGGTTTCAGGAGATGATGAAGTTTTACCGTGAAGCCTACGCCGAGGAACTAGATCGCGTCCTCAAGGATGGCGTCGAGTATGACGCTGATGAGGACGGGAGCATTGTGTACGCAGAGAAACAATCGCTGCACTTTGGGCGACAGGTCAGATGAAAGTAGACGTAACTCTAGACGATAAGGAAGTCCAGGCAATGCTTAAGGCTTTCCCGAAGCGTATAAAGAAGGCATCGCGCAGAGCATTGTCAAAAGCATCGGCCTTTGTGTCTTTCAAAGTAAAAAAACGCACAAAAGATGGCATGGGTCTAAATGGCAAGTTTAAAGGCTATGCCGCATCAACCCTCCGATCACGCGGCGCAAGAGGCCGAAACACAGGCACCGTCGACTTGATGGACAGCGGGCAGATGCTAGGGTCGATGATATGGAAAGCGAAAAGCCCATTTTTAGGCATTGTTTACTTTTCCAACACCTTAGCCGCACGTAAAGCCATGTGGCACCACACCGGGGCAGGGCATCTGCCTGTGCGGAAATGGTTTGACGTAAATGACAAGGAAGAATTTTTAGTAGGCAGTCGTTTTAGAAACGAATTCATTAAACAGATGGCTAGGGCATGAGCAAGCGTGAAAGCATTGCCGCAAATATTGTCACGGTGTTGGATGCGATGTCTTCGCCAGAACTTAAAAAGATTACTCGCGATCCTTTCCAACCAGATGAATTATCGGATCAGCAATATCCCGCGGCTTTCGTTGCGACAAGTGATGAAACACGCGAAGACACAACGATGGCAAGCACAACGCGGCAAGGAACGATCGACTACGTCATCGTGGGTTACGTCAAAGGTTCAAGCATCGACACTTCCAGAAACACACTTATTGAAGGCATCGAGGAAGCACTGGACACAGACAGAACTCGCGGTGGCCACGCGCTCAACACGGAAACAGTTCTTATCGAAACCGACGAGGGCGTGCTTTTTCCTGTTGGCGCAGTACGCATAACTGTGCGGGTGACTTATGACTTCACGCAAGGAACGACATAGATGATGAAAGTTTACGAGATGGAAAAAGACGGGGCGGTAATCAAGATCGTCTACCCCGAAAAGGTAAAAGAATTGGAGGCCAAAGGCTGGAAAGTCGTTGGCACCAAACCACCGGCAAAGGCCAAGCCGCCGAAGCCAGTCATTAACAAGCCAAGCGACGAGGAATAATCAATGGCTACACATCACGGCAGAAACGGCACGGTCAAAGTTGGGTCAAACACCGTTGCTGAAATCAAATCATTTTCGTTGGATCAGACCGCCGACACGGTAGAAGACACCGCAATGGGTGACTCAATGAAGTCGTACAAGGTCGGACAGGGCGATGCTTCCGGTTCGATCACTTGTCACTTTGATGAGACGGATACGTCAGGGCAAGGC